CTCTCGGTGGGGCCGCCGACATCTGGGGGCGGCGGGCTCGCTGTCCGCCCTCTTGGTCTTCTTATCCGCCACGAGCTTCGCCGGCATGTCCTCGCGGCTGAGCCTCCCGATGTACGGCAGCGCTTCTGCCGGGTCAAGCGGTGCTGAAAGTTCCCTACCGTCGAGCACGCGGTGCACCGTTGCTTCACCGACGCGAGTCTCGACCACGTAGCCCTCGAGGCGCTCGAGGCGTGCCAGCAGCTCTTCGGCCAGGTCGACTGAAGCGAAGTCCGTGAGGGCGTAAGCCTTTGGGGCGCCTACCGACATCCCGAGCTCTTCTTCCGACAGGAATTCGGCGGCCACGAGCGCCTGGAGCGGGCTCAGACCATAGGCGCGCGCGTACGCCACCACCTGACGAGGCTTCGGATCGGTAGCTCCGGTGCGCCATCGGCCGACAGTGGCGGGGTCTACGCCGACCTTCTCGGCGATCACGAAATTCAGATCATCCATCGATGTCGCGTCGATGTAGCGGGACCATGCGTTCTTTATCACCCAGCGAAGCTAGCACAAAGCATTGCACGCATGCAATGAGTTTGCCCGCACATCATTGATTCCACGCGGATGACTTGCATCCAAGCCATTGCATGCTTGCAATGGCTATTGCATACGCTCTAGAGACGGTCTAGATTGAGGGCATGCAATCGGACCGCACTCCCACAAGGTCTCTTCATCTGACCATCAATGCTGATCGTCTCAACACGCTGTCTCGCGCTCATGGCATCAGCACGGATGCCGAGCTAGCCCGCGTGATAGGCGTCAACCCGGCGACGCTCTACCGCGTTCGCGAAGGCAAGACTGTCGCATCCAATGAGTTCCTCGCGAAGGTCGCAGATGCCTTCCCGAACGCCTCACTCGATCACCTCTTCGAGCTCGTCAAGGACGCGGCGTGAACACCTCGCCCGGCTCAGACGAGATCGTGAGCATCCAGCAGGTGGCCGACATGACCGGCCTCGCGGTGCAGACGCTCTACAACCTCCGGTCACGCGGGGAGGGCCCGCGGTCGTTCACTTTGCGTCGTCGCGTCCGCTACTACCGGGCGGACGTCACCTCGTGGATCGAAACCGCGGCGGGCCGCTCGAACGTCACTCCGTTGCGCACCGCGCCGCAGTACCTCCAGACCGCCGGGGCTGTGTAATCCCAGACCGGCAGCAGCTGGCGGGGCAGCGGGGACTGCCGCTACCAGCACTACTCCACCCAAAAAGAAACGCCTCCGCTGGAACGGAGGCGAATCGAGAAAGCAAAGGAACCGCCGCTATCCAGATCGATCGGATCGCGGCCGAAACGATCCGCGTACCGATTGTTGGTACGGCGCCTCTCATCGTGCACAACTTCTCCGAGAAGTCGAAGCGTCAGATGCTGGATGCCCAGCAAGGCAAGAAGAAGCTCAAGGAGTCTCGAGACCCCGCGACCGAGTACGAGGCTGCGTTCTACCGGATCACCGACGCGGCCACCGGAGTCGGCACGTACGGATTCCCTGTCACGGCGTTCAAGGCAGCGACGATCGGGGCCGCGAGGTTCTATGACAAGTCCGTGTCGATGACAGCGCTACGACAGTTCCTGTTCATGCGCGGGATCCTGACCGACGCAGATCCGCAGCAACTGGTGGAGATCGACGGCATCCCGCGGATGCGTGAGGACATCGTCAGGCTGGGCGGGCCTTCGCGTTCCGCTGACTTGCGGTATCGCCCTGAATTTCCGGTGTGGTCGACGGCACTTGAGGTCACCTTCGTCACTTCCTCGATCAGCCGCCAGTCCGTGCTCTCTCTGATCGACGCGGGCGGGCTCGGTATTGGCGTTGGCGAGTGGCGTCCCGAGAAGCGGGGCGAGTTCGGCACCTACGCGGTCGACCAGTCGCGTGAGATCGAGGTGCTCTCGTGAGCCTTCGGGATGAGTTGATGCGTGTCCGCGAGGACTTCGGTTCCCTCACCCCGGCAAACGTGGTCGAGGCCGCGCGAGCGGACGACTCGCCGCTCCATTCGCGGTTCGAGTGGGACGACTCAATCGCGGCCGAGAGCTATCGGCGGAACCAGGCGTCCGACCTGATCCGGAAGGTGAAGGTCACATACACAGACTCGAGCTACAGGCCCCAAGAGGTCCGGGCATTCCTCGCGGTGCACGGCGAAGAGAGCACATCCAAGGCTTACGAGCCGACTGAGGACGTTCTGGCGGATCCCTTCACGTCAAAGCTCGTCCTCCAGGAGTTCGAGCGTGAGTGGAAGGCGTTCCGTGCACGGTATGAGCACTTTCAGGAGTTCCGCGACGTGATTCTCGCGGCTGTGAAGGACGTGGCGGCATGAGTAACAAAGGCATCACGTGGCAGTCAAGGAGGGGCATGGCTAGGCGCGGTTCGGCCCGGCCCGGCGTGGCTCGGCAGGCATGGTACGGCAGGTCTGGGTCCGGCAGGGCTCGCCTGGGTGCGGTACGTCTCGGCAGGCGCGGATTGGCGGGGCTCGGCACGGCTAGGCATGGCGTGGCAGTCGTGGATGGGCATGGATTGGCAAGGCAGGTCAGGGCGCGGCCCGGCGCGGCAGGCATGGTCGCGGCATCGGAGACTGTCACTCCGACCAGGGCGCGTGACCTCCCGGTCGCGCCGTCTACGGTCAGCATCTGGGTGTCGGAGGAGACCAGGCGCCGCATCGTCCGCGCCTCCATACCGCTCCTCGCGTTCATCCCAGCCGCGACGCTGCTGATGATCGCCGTGGCGGTGGCCCGATGACCGCCCCGAGAACGCGCCTGCGGTGGCGCCTCCCCGATGTGTGGGCCATGGCGTTGACGGTCGTGGTCATCGTCGCTGGGTTGGCTGCCGCCTCCGCGATCTACGGGGGGCCAGCGTGAACGATTTCACCGCGGTGAACGATGTCGAGATTCGTTTCGTCCCGACGGTGATCGGCGCTCGGATGGTCGTCACCGACCCGGACCCCGCGAATGTTCCTCGTCAAGACCTGGTGCGGATCGAATCCTGGCTTGATCCGCGCCAGGTCGACGCTCTGCGTGAGTTCTTCCGTCATGAGGAGGACGAACGCCTCGGACGGTGGCGGTGGCCCGAGTACCCGGAGTACACCGCCTATCCCCGGCCCGACGGCTACGTCCGCGTGCTGCGCGAAGAGGACGGAACCTCGGAAGTCTTCCTCCGTCAGGACGTCGAAGCGGATGGTGGCAACCTGCCGGCACTTGCCGCTCGCGCGTTCTTCGCTGCCCACCCGGAAGCGAAGCCATGGCACGACGCTAAGCCGGACGAGGTGTGGGCGCTCACGCTGCACGGCAAAGAGATCGCCTACATACGGATAGACGACCCCGATATCGGCGAATGGGCCAGCGTGTCTCCAAACGAGCATGCCCGGTTCCTCGCCCTCAACGCATTCGGCCTCACTGCCGGTCGTCGTATCTGGCCGGAGGACGCGTCGTGACCGATTTGCTGCACTCCGACCTCGCCCTCGAGATCCACGACCGCCTGCTGCGGATCCAGGGCACGGCACCCAGCGTCGAAACGATCGACGCCGAGATCCAGTCGAAAGCCGAGGTCTTCGACCTCGAGCACGGCTACTTCCCGAACCTCGACCGCAACGGCCCGGAGCTATCCGAGGTCGACTCGATGGTCATGGACACCTACGGCTACGACCCTGATTGGAACCACGAATGAGCACTGCAGCACGCAAGGCCCGCAAGCGCGCGGGCCTCCCCTTCACCAAGGCGCAGAAGGTCGCGACTCTTCTCGAACAGCGGGCATTCGTGACGCAGCCGGTCCGCCGTGCGTACGGCGACGCGATGCCCTTGGGCGCGCCGGCCTACTCGACGCACCGCAGCCCGCTGCGGGTTCTCGCGTTCATTGCCAGCGGCGGCCGTGAGCACGTCGCCCTCCCGAAGGGCGAGCAGCGATGAGCAAGACATTCTCCGTCGAGAACTTCAAGGGCGTCCGGGAGATCACACTCTCCCCCGAAGGATCGCTCGTCGTCATCGCGGGCGGCAACGGCGCCGGCAAGTCGAGCTTCATCGACGCGTTCGTGGAACTGTTCGACCCGAAGGGAACCCGCCTCACCCCGAAGCCGATCCGCGAGGGCGAGGATGAGGCGCGCGCTGAGTACGTCGACACCGACCTCGACATCCGCATCGTCCGGACCTGGAAGAAGAACGACGCCGGGAAGCTCGAAGTCCTCGCCCTCGACGGCGCGAAGTACTCGAAGCCCGCCGAGATCGTCGCATCCCTGACGGGCGGGCTGATCTTCGACCCGGTCCAGTTCCTCAACCTCGACGAGAAGCGACAGCGCGACGCGCTCCTCGCGAAAGTCGATCTCCCCTTCGACATCGACGCGCTCGCCAGAACGAAGGCGAGCGCGGAGCAGCGGCGTCTCGATGCTGGCCGTGAGGTGAATCGCTTGCAGGGCGCGCTGGAGTCGCTGTCAAACCCGGGCGGCGATGTGCCGGAAGAGGAGGTGTCGGCGGCCGACGTGCTCGCCGACATCGAAGCGGCGCAGCGCATTGCCCACGAGAGAGACGCGGCGGGTGCAGAGTACGACGCCCTCGCTGCACGATACGACGAGCTCGGGGCTCAGATCGAGGAACTGAGACGGCAGCAGTCCGAGGTGGGCGACCGTCAGGAACGCGCGAAGGCACGCTTCGAAGGCTTCTCGGATGTGCCGGACATCGCTCCGCTGCAGGACCGTCTCCGTCAGCTGGATGAGATCAACCAGGCTGTGCGGGCACGGAAAGCCCGGAACCAGACGGCAGAAGAGCTCGCGCTGGCTGAGGCCGCGTACCGGGATGCGCAGGCGGAGATCAAGCGGATCGAAGTCAAGAAGACGGACGGCCTGCGGGGCGCGACGTTCCCCGTCGACGGGCTCTCAGTCGACGAGTCTGGCGTGACGTTCGAGGGAGTGCCGTTCGTCCAGACGAATAGCGCCACCCGACTCCGGGTTGCGTTCGCGATCGCCACGGCGGGTGATCCGAAGCTCAAGCTAGTCATCGCGCGGATGGGCGACATGCTCGATGACACCTCGCTGAACGCGGTCCGCGACCGGGCTGACGCGCGCGGTTACACAGTCCTGATGGAACGTGACCGTGACTCGTCACGAGAGATCGGATTCACCATTCGCGAGGGGGTTCTCGATGCTCCCGCCAAGTGAATTCCGCGACTGCCCGAGCTACCCGGGATACCTGGCCAGCGAGGACGGTCGAGTGTGGTCGACACGCAACGGGAAGTCGCAACAGTTGCGCCCGACATTCGAGAAGAAATATCTGCGCCTGACGGTCATCCTGGACGGTCGCCGCGTGAAGCGTGGAGTCCACCAACTCGTCGCGGACGCTTTTCACGGCCCCTGCCCGAAGGGTCTGATCGTCCTTCACGGTGGGCCCGACGGGACTGACAACCGCGCGAGCAACCTGCGCTACGGAACGTACTCGCAGAACAGGCTCGACCAGGTCGACCACGGCACTCACCCGCAGGTGAACAAGACCCACTGCCCCGCCGGTCACCCCTACACAGGCGACAACCTGCGCTCGTTCGTTGACAACCGCGGTTCCCGTCAACGTCGGTGCCGTGCGTGTGGGGCCGCGGCGTCGCAGCGCTACCGAGAGAGGGCAGCCGCATGACCGACATGACCGTGCTGGAGTTCGCCGTGAAGCACGCGGACGAGTGCACGTGCGGGGTCGAGGATCGCGTAGCGCACATCTCGACCGACGTGAACGGGCTCATGGAGGCCGCGTCCGCCCACGGGAAGGTGCTGTGGGAAGTGGTCGTCGCGGAAGATGGCCGCGCTTCACTGCTCTGGATCGCCTACCCGGAGCCAGTGTGGGGGGCGTTGCTCATCGAGGCCATGAAGCTGCTGGCACTCAAGAAGCTGCTCGGGATGACGCCGTGAGCGGGCTCGCAGTCCTGGAGCGCACGCTTGCGGACTCCAACGACCGGGAGTCGTGGCTGAACGTCCACGACAAGGTGATCGGCTCGTCGACGGCCGGCAAGTTCGCGAAGGCGTCATCCGTCGAGACCTACGTCCGCCAGATCCTCGAACCCCGCGAGTTCAACGGCAACAGCTCAACGAAGTCCGGGAACCGATGGGAGCCGATGCTTCTCGCGTGGGCTGGTGCGGAGCCGAACAGCCTTTTCATCCACCACCCGGACAACCCACGATTCGCGTGCACAGTCGACGGGTCAAAGCGCGTCGCCGATGAGCTCGTCATCGTAGAGACGAAGACGAAGCACAACAAGATCATCGCCGCCCCGACACCGTACGAGATCCGTCAGGTCGCGTGGCAGCTGTACTGCATCCCCGAAGCCGACCACCTCGAGTGGGTGTGGGGCGAACTCGTCGACGGCAGCGGGGAGTGGGAACTCCGCCGCGACCCGCAATCGATCGTCTTCACCAGACAGACACCGACCATCGTCGCGGCGACCGCGCTGATCGTGCCAATCGCCGAATCCGTTCTCGCCGCGCTGGACGCGGCCCTCTCCGAAAGCGTCTTCTGATGAGCACCGAGCTTGCCCTTCCCACGTCGGTCAGTCCCGACACGTGGAACGCCGACACCGCCGCGATGATGGAGTTCGCGGGTCTCACCTGGATCGAGGGCGGGCAGCGCAAGTTCGCCCCGCCCGGGATCATGGCTGGCTTCATCGCCGCCTGCAACCGCACCGGTCTCGACCCGACCACGAAGCAGATCTACGCCGCTCTGATGAGCGGAAAGTGGACCGTTCTTGTCGGGGTCGACGGGATGCGTGTCGTCGCGCAACGCTCGAAAGAGTACGAGGGGCAGACGCCCGTCCAGTGGACTCGGGATGGTGTCACGTGGGTGGATGCGTGGCTGCCTGAACTGCAGGGCGGGCAAGAAGGCGATCGTCCTGCCGCCGCCCGCGCTGGCATTCTCCGCCGCGGGTTCCGTGAGCCGCTCTACCAGGTCGTGACCTGGAAAGAGTTCGGCATGGATTCCCGCTTCCGGGGCGACAACTGGGGCACAAGACCCGCGCACATGCTCGGCATCCGCGCCGAGACACACGCGCTGCGCCGCGCGTTCCCGAATGACCTCTCTGGCCTGTACACCGTCGAGGACTTCGACACCGACGCGGTCGACACGGAAGACGCGGCCGCGGTGCCGCAGTACTCCGAGGATTGGATGTCTCTTTTCGCGGCCGCCACATCACGCGACGAGCTCGAAGCGATCCGCCAGAGGATCCCCGAGGAAGAGAAGAACGACAAGCTGAGGGCCGCGTTCCTTGCCCGGGCCGGCGTTCTCGCCCGCGAAGCCAACATCGAGGACGCTGTCGTCGTCGAGCAGACCACCGCCGAGGACGTTCCCCCTGCGGTGTCCCCCACCGTTGCGCCCTCGGCGGGCCCAGCCACCGAACCGGACGTCGACTACGACGCGCTCGCCGAAGCCGAGTACAACGCGGCCGTCGAGCGCGGGGAGGTGACTCCGACGTGAGCACCGACATCATCGATGGCGCCACCGGCGAGCTTCGGGTGTCGGCGGCCGAGCAGACCGTGCGCGAGATGCTCGCGGTGCCTGACGGCCTGTACGGCACGCCGATCGGTCCGGCGCAGATCGAGAAGACGATCGAAGAGATCGGCGATCTTCTGTCCCACGTCGCCCGCGTCATCGTCCTGCTGTACGAGGACGTGCACCGCGCTCAGGAGACGTTCGAGGGCGCGTTCGCGGACTTCTGCGTCATGCACGAGAAGTCGGGCGCGCTGCTCGCCCGCCAGTACGCGACCGCGAAGACCCGCGACCAACGTCACGCCGTGAACATCGCGAAAGAGAAGCTCCGCTACGCCGAGGAGATGCAGAAGGCACTCCAGAACCGCAGTTACGGCCTCATGAACATCAACAAGCGGTTCATGGGCGGGTCGGGGCTGGCGAGATGACCACCAACAAAGAGGGAGGCCACATGGCCGACAACAAAGAAGACGGGACGAGGGGAAAGCAGCTTCGCAGCTGTGCTCGCCTCGATCCGGCCGCGCACGGACGTGGAGCTCGCCGAGAACCTCACGTCCCTGATCGAGGCGGTGAAAGCGACCGGCAAGCCCGGCCGCCTGACTGTCTCGTTCGAAGTGAAGCCGCTCGACGGCGGCGGATCCGCGGTCCTGTTCAACGACAAGATCGCGCTCAAACTCCCGGAGAAGAACCGGGAGGGCTCGATCGCCTACATCGGGCGCGACAACAAGCTGCAGCGGACTGACCCGTCTGCGATGCCGCTGTTCGACGACGACATCCGCGACGCCGGCGGACATGTCGATAGGTCTACCGGCGAGATCAAGGACGCACCCAACGCATGAGCGCCGACGACATCGTTCTGAACGAGACCGAAGCAGCCGCGACCTACGGTGCCATCGCCGCAGGCCCGCAGGTTGTCGAACCGGGCGACGTGTTCACGGTCCCGAATGGCCGCGGCCAGGTCATCGTGCGAGACACGGACGACTACGCCGCGACTCCTCGGCATACCGCGGGCAACCGTGTGGTGACGGATGCCGCGTCCTTCGTGGCTTACGTGAACCGCCACAAGCTCGCCGGCACGGAGGTGTTCGCGCACACGTCGGCGTCGACCGTCGTCGGAGTCATCGACTCTCACGAGGGCAGCGTCGGCGAGCCGGGGTGGCAGAAGCACAAGCTGACGCTGTCTCTGGAACACACCAAGGCGTGGCTTGCGTGGATCGCGCACGACCTCGGCACGGTCGGCAAGAGCGGGTGGATGGATCAGCAGGAGTTCGCTGAGTTCATCGAAGACCGCGCGCTCGACGTAATCGAACCCGATCACGCCCGGGTCATCGAACTGGCAACGAAGTTCGAAGCCAGCACGAAGGTCGAGTTCGGATCCGCGGTCCGTCTCGACACCGGCGAGGTGAAGTTCGAGTACGTCGAGACGGTCGGACCGAAGAAGGGCAATAAGGGCGATATCGAGTTCCCGAAGGAGCTCAAGCTCGGCCTGCGCCCGTACATCGGCGGCCCGATCTACTACGTGTTCGCGTCGCTCCGGTACCGCATCAGCGGCAACGGACTCGTTCTGGGCTACGCCCTCCAGCGCCCCGAGAACATCCTCGAGGCTGCGTTCCAGGACATCGTCACCGAGATCCGCGACGGCCGCATCGACAAGCGCGACGGCCAAGAGGTGCGCGTGCACGACGGAATCGGGGACGTGCCGATCTTCTTCGGCAAGCCCTGACTGGCTGTCCGAGCGGTCTTCCCTGACGCTCGGCCAACTGAACGGGGGACGGTCTCGATTGCGGCGAGACCGTCCCCCTCCACCCACACATCCAATTCCCTGGCAGGAGCAAGACAGTGAGCACTTCCTACGATGGCGCACTCGCGCGCCAAGCACCAACAGACGACTTCCCGGACGGAACGATCATCGTCACGGTGCCCGCGACGTGCCCCGATCCCGGGACATACGTGACGCCCCCATGCGCCCGCGAGACGCAGATGATCCACATCCCCATGGACACGAGCAGCGTCGTAGAGAACGACGCTCTCCCGCCGACCGGGAGTGAGCCCGGGTCGGCGCTGCTGACAGCCGCGGTCCTGTTCGCTGCGGGTATTGCTGCGGTGCGCCACTCCGCGAAGAAGCGACGGGCGGCACAGCAATGAGCGACTGGCCTGACAACCTCAATGTCGGCCCGATCCGGGAATGGCCCGGCGAGTTGACGCGCGAGCGCAAGTTCGCGCCGTTCAAGACGTCGGAGTTCGATTCATACCGCCGACGCTCCACACCGCTGTCGACGACGCTCGAACTCCTCGACCGAGAGCTTCGGATGCTCGGCGCCCGCAATGCCGAGATGCTCGTGGCCATCGCCCCCGCCGACTTCCGCCAGGACGGCAAGCCTCGCGCCCAGGCGAAGGCCGCGCACCCTGGCGTCATCGTCTCGTTCGACTCGAAAGTCGGACATCTGTCGTGGCCGTGCGACACCTTCACGACCTGGCAGGACAACCTCCGCGCCATCGCGCTGGCCCTCGAAGCCCTCCGCAAGGTGGACCGCTACGGCGTCACGAGGCGCGGCGAACAGTACCGCGGGTTCCTGGCACTCGAAGCTGCCACAGCTGCGCCCGCAGGCTTCGCCACGGTCAGCGACGCGCTCACGTTCCTCGGCCAGTTCGTCGGCTTGGGCGTGGCCGAGATGCGTCTCATTGAGGGTGCGCCCGCGCGCGCGCTCCGCCGCGCCCAACGAGAAACGCACCCTGACGCCGGCGGCGACGCCGCGACGTTCCAGCGCGTCTCGCTCGCTGAGGCGCTTCTTCGACAGGAGGGCCTCCTGTGAACGCCCCCAGCTGGCACCGGGGCGACTGGATGATGACGTTCACGGGCAAGAAGTTCTTCCCGACTGACCCGCAGGCGTCCGATGTCGACATCATCGACATCGCGCACTCCCTGGCGATGCAGTGCCGCTACAACGGCCACGTCACCCGCTTCTACAGCGTCGCGGAGCATTGCGTCCTGATGAGCCAGAGCGTCGCACCCGAGTACGCACTGTGGGCGCTGCTGCACGACGCCACCGAGGCGTACGTGGGCGACATGGTCCGCCCTCTCAAGCTCCAGATGCCCGAGTACCGCGCCGTCGAGGACCGGGTGGAGCTCGCGATCGCCGCGCATTTCCGGATCGACCTGACGCCGGCGATGCACACGGCCGTGAAGAAGGTCGATACGCGCATCCTCATCGACGAGCGCGCCGAGCTCCTCGGCCCGAGCCCGCACGGCTGGTCGTCGCTCGACGGCATGCAGCCTCTCGGCGTCGAGATCGTCGGGTGGAGCCCGATCGTCGCTGAGGCGATGTACCTCGCCCGGTTCCGCGAGCTCACAGCAGACGGGAGCCACGCATGAGCTCCCTGCTGACGCTCGACACCGGCAACGACGGCACGCTCACCTACGACGACTTCCTCAGAGAGAAGGTCGCGTTCGACCGCAGCTACGGCTTCGAGGTGGCGGACGAGGATCTGTCGCCGATCATGCGACCCGGTCACCCCGACTACAAGCCGCACCAGGCCGAGATCGTGAAGTGGGCGGTCGCGGGCGGCCGGCGCGCGATCTTCGCCAGATACGGGCTCGGCAAGTCGGTCATGCAGCTCGAAGTACTCCGCCTCATCGTCGCGCACGCGCCAGCTTCCGGCGGTCCCCGCGACGCGTTCGGCCGCGAGATCCGCCGGGCGCTGATCGTCGCGCCGCTCGGCGTCCGGTTCGACATCATCCGCGACGGCCGTGATCTCCTCGACATCGAGGTCCGCTTCGTGCGACGCACCGACGAGATCGACCCGACATGGTCAGGCGTGTACGTCACGAACTACGAGTCGGTGCGAGACAAGAAACTCGACGTCGACCAGTTCACGGCCGTCTCCCTCGACGAGGCTGCCGTGCTGCGCTCGTTCGGGTCCGAGACGTACCAACGCTTCCTGCCTCTGTTCGCCGGCATCCGGTATCGGTTCGTCGCTACCGCGACGCCGGCCCCGAACCGGCATAAGGAACTGATCCACTACGCCGGGTTCCTGGGGATTATGGACACCGGCCAGGCCCTGACCCGGTTCTTCAAGCGGGACCCCGCGAAGGCCGGGAACCTCAAAATCCATCCGCACAAGGTGCGCGAGTTCATGCTGTGGCTGAACACCTGGGCGTGCTTCATCCAACGACCCTCCGATCTCGGATTCTCGGACGACGGATACGACCTGCCACCACTCGAGGTCGTTTGGGACGAGGTCGAGGTCGGCATCCTCTCCGATCAGGTCGAGAAGAACGGACAGGGCGTCCTGGTGCGTGGCGGCGCGAAGTCGGCCGTCGAGTCATCGCGGGAGAAGCGACACACCCTGGATCCGCGGGTCGCGCGCGCGATGTCCATCGTCACCATGCATCACGCGGGGTCGGTCGACGGCCTCCACCAGATCATCCTGTGGTGCGATCTCAACGACGAGCAGGACGCCCTCGAGCGTGCTCTCGACGCCGAGGGCCTCACCTACTCGACAGTCCGCGGAGCACAGTCCGACGATGAGGTCGAAGAGCAGCTACGACGTTGGCTGGACGGGGAGACGTACGCGCTGATCGGCAAGCCGATGATGCTCGGCCGCGGCCTCAACCTGCAGCAGTGCTCGACGGCCGTGTTCGTCGGCGTCACTCACAAATACGAGCAGACCGTTCAGGCCATTCACCGCATCCACCGCTTCGGGCAGGTCAACCCGTGCACTGTGCACCTTCTCTATGGCGAGACGGAAACGGACGTCCGCGACAACCTGCTGACGAAGTGGCGGGAGGACGATGCGCTCACCGACACGATGTCTGATGTCCTGCGCGAGTTCGGCCTGTCTGCCACGGCGATCTCGACCGCACTGCAGCGCGCGATGGGCGTCGATCGGGAGGTGCACGCCGGCGAGGCGTGGACGATCGCGCTGAACGACTCTGTCGCAGAGTGGCGCGACCACGTCGACGCGGAGTCGATGGGTCTGATCGTCACGTCGATCCCGTTCGCGGGGAAGTACGAGTACTCGCCCAACTACGCCGACTTCGGCCACTCGGACGACAACGCGCGCTTCTGGTGGCAGATGGACTACCTCACGCCATCGCTGTACCGGTCTCTGATGCCTGGCCGGATCCTCGCGGTGCACGTGAAGGACTGGCAGCTGTACGGCTCCGTCACCGGAACGGGCGTCTACACCGTCGACCCGCTGCACGCTCAGGCGATCGCGCACTACATGGGCCATGGCTTCGACTACTTCGGGATGATCACCGTCACGACAGACGTCGTGCGGGAGAACAATCAGACCTACCGCCTCGCCTACACCGAGATGACGAAGGACCACTCGAAGATGGGCGTCGGTTCGCCCGAGTACGTGCTGCTGTTCCACAAGCCGCAGACGAACCGTGCGAACGGGTATGCGGACACGCGGATCCAGAAGCAGAAGGTGGACTACTCCGTCGGCCGCTGGCAGATCGACGCCGCGGCGGATTGGCGCACGGGCGGCGACCGGCTGCTGACCCTCGATGAGTTGACGGCCCTCGACGTCGGGACGCGCGCGAAGCTGTTCACCGCGCAGTCCGAGCGCACCGTCTACGACTACGCCGCGCACGTCGCGCTGGCCGACCGGCTCGCGGAGAAGCGGGCTCTGCCCGGCACGTTCGCGTCGCTCGTGCCCGGGTCGCCGCGCCCGGACGTGTGGACCGACATCCTGCGAATCGACACGCTCAACAGCGACCAGCGTCGCCGCGAGGTCGAAGCGCACATCTGCCCGTTCCCGCTCGACATCCCGCGGCGCCTGATCTCCATGTACTCAAACCCGGGCGAGCTCGTCGGCGACCCGTTCTCCGGGCTCGGTTCGACCGTCCTCGAGGCGGTGCGACAGGGCCGCCGCGGCTACGGGTCCGAGCTCAACCCGGTGAGCGTGGCCGACTCGCTCGTCTACCTCCACCGCCGCGACAACCAGGCGAACACCCCCACCCTGTTCGACCTGATCGACCTCGAAAGCAGCGCAGCATGAACCGCCGAAAAGGACGACCGACGCTCGATAT